TGCGAGAATGAAATCAGATGACACCGGCGCGGGATTTTTGATATGGCTGCCGTAGGTCGTTTGATACGAATTATTCGGCCCTGTCCCAAACGCAACGTAGGCCTGGTCGCTCCGGCCTCTGCCGTAGGTAGCGGTATAGCCAACACTGAGACACCATGTAGATCCGTCTCCGTTCCACGAGGCGGCACGGACACTGCGCCCTTGCAGACCGCCAGACGGATCGGGACAGTAGATCTGTGTCCAGTCTGCCCCGGCCGTGCCCGTCCAGTACGCCGCATTTGCCGACCAGATAATCCATTCGTTCGGGTTTGTTGGACGAATGACAAGGCCACTCCACGCCGCCCCAGCGACCGGCAATGCCACCGGCGTCCAACCAAGATCGGCCTTATGCCACCAGAGATAGTCCCCGGCTCCACTCACGCCGGAGGGGAGTAACAGTATCTCCCCTGGCGCAGCAGGATTTTGCGCCTGTCCGTAGCCGATGCGAAACACGCTCGTCGGTGTGTCTATCGGGAAGGCACTGCCGTGATTGACAACTTTCAATGCGCCGCTGTCTGTCGTTGTGGTGATTTCTTCCGCCGCGAACGCCCCGGCAGACGCCTGCGTGACCTTGAACAGCCGCACCCCGAGTGCGGTGGTTGCGGCATACGTGAGTTGCCCGAACAGCCCGTCGCGCACCAGATCCTGCGCCCCGCCGCCAGACGCGACAATGTAGCCCTCCGTGTATTGCCACGGCGTGACGGCGGCCAGGTCGAGCGGCGGATCTGTGACCCCAGACCAATCTATCGTGTACCCGGCTTCCTCGAATGCCCAGGCATCAGCAATGTCCAGGACGCCGGAAAAGACGACCAGATGTCCCCACGCAGCAGACGCCACTTTTCGCGCCGTGCTGCCTGCCTCGCCGGTCACGAGTGCGGCAAAATCAGCGCCGTTATACGTGATATACAGCGTATTGCCCGCACACACGCGCATCTCACCGAGTGCGACCGGACTCTGCTCGCAGTAGGTAATGTCGTCTACGAAATCGTAGACCGTTGCCCACGCCTCGCCGCCGTCGGTCGAGTAGTACAGCGTGCTGCCCGCAGCGACGAGGATGTGCTGTGGATTGCCCTCATTGACACTGATACAGCCAATAGATCCACTGAAATTGTGTAGAACGTCGGGAACTGTTGCTATATAATCATCAATTTTGTAGAGATCGCCGTTTGAAAAACCTGCGAACAGCGGCCCCTGGTCGTTGATCTGGGGCACTGCGGTGCAACTCCCGCCCGGATCGAACCCCCGCCAACCCTCTGGTGTCAGCACACGCAGCCCGTCCCCGCCAGCAGCCAGGGCCAGGCTACGGAGAAACCGTTCTGTCGTCGGCGCAATGTTCTTTGTCTCCGTATCACCTTCGCCACTGCCCGCCTCCACAACGAGTGTCGCGGTGGCTCCGTCCAGGGCTGGGTAGATGACAAGGGGATCTGTCTCGCTGCTGCTGCTGGGCGAGGGTTGGATCTCGCCAGAACAGGCGAACGTCCAGGCGCGGGAGGTGATGGTGAAGCCTGATGGGTCGCTGCTGGCATCGGCAAACTGCACCACCGTGCGGGTCGCCATGATGCCGGCCACGCTGACGGGCTGTTGCTCATACTGCGCGGTGAAATCGGCATCAGGCGGCGGTATCAGCGTGATCTCGCCGTCTGCTGGCCGAGCGCCCACACTGAGCAGCAGTGTCATCGTGTCGTGGTTCGAGGTGACACCCAGCACAATTGCTGGTGTGTTCGTTGCGTAGCCACACGACGATGACCTAAAGTAGAGACTATCGCCCGGCTTCAGTGTCGGATGCAGAACCGCATCAACGCTGACTTCTGTGCTCTGCCGGTTGCGCCGAACAATCTCTCGCTCTGCAATCGCCGAGGCGCACTCGTTCGTTTGTATCCACTCGTAGGACTCCTCAATCGCTTCTCCCGACGCACCACTCACCGTGAACGTGGCGTCGGGAATGGTCATATCTGGACGCCGTGGGCCGTAGGCCTTGAACGATGCCACGACACGTCTTGTCCCACCGAGGGTGCGCCCCGCGCCGAGGGTGCCAAACTCGCCGCCGGGCACGTCTGCATTGTACGCATAGGTGCGCGTCGGCGTTGTCTCCGGCCAGGCGGGATAGTCAATGACGTTGATCGTCCCGTTCGTGCCGACAATGAGTTTTGTTCCGCCGAACGTCATGAGCGTGTCCAGGGCATCCTGGACAGATGTGCCCTTTTTGATAACGATGGCGTAGTTTGGCCCAAGCACGTAGTCGCTGCCCGGATCGTGTACCGTGCCGCGCTTCCCGACGGGCAGATCGGCAGCATCAAAGAGCGAGGTGACGGCAGCAGTAATGGTCGTGGACGACCAGACAATATCGCTCGGCACGTTCGTACTGAGGAGGCCGAGCGCATCTATCAGAAGGATGGCAAACCCCTCTGGCTCGTCCCGTACATCAATGCTATCCACAATGCCCGTGAAGATGACGTCGCTCTCGCCGTTGCACGTCAACGTGAGCGCCGCATCATCACCGGCGCTCACGCCAGGAAACGCGACCACCGGCACACGGCAGGTGCTGCGCTGCTGATTGAAGCCAAGCGAGAGACCGGGAAGATCGTCGCCGCACGGAATGGTCACGCCAGCAACAACCAGCGTGACAGACCAGGTAAGCGTTGTCGCCCGAAGGGTTGCATCACTAATCGCCATCGCTACCCCTCCGGCCTGCTGAATGTGACCGTGCCGATGTAGCCCGCTCCACCGCCCCACGAGTCGAGCGTGAGCGCATCGACGCGGGCCGTCCAGGTGGTGGTGCCGTCGCTCAACGGCGCGACCGTGCCAGCGGTGGAGGCGGTGCGGAGATTGCCCGCTTCCACCGCTGCGGTGCTCCCGCCCTGGTCGTCATCAACCAGGATGATTGTGCCGGTCAGCGTCCAGTTTGTGCCGTGGATGCTGCGCTGTGTCCGGTTCGTTCCGGCCAACAGGTGGTCGGTGGCACGTACGTTCGGGTGCCAGGTCGGATCACGCAGCTCTGGCCGCTGGAACTGGAATTTTATGGTGGTATTGAATGTCCAGATCATGCGATTCCTCCCGCAACAATGCGCTCCAGTGTCGCGCTCAGCCGGGCGTCGGCCTGGTCGAGAATGGTGCTGGTCAACTCGTGGAGGCGGGCAGTGGTATCAACGACTGGATTTGTAATAGTGATTCCGCCCAGATTGACAGTCATACCTCCGGTATCGCCCGCCGTGCGTTCCGGTCTCAGGTCCGGACCAGGGCCGGGCGGCAATGCCGGTGTCACCATGCCGCCCTGTCCGCCCATCAGGAGATAGGTGCGCCCTCCGACTCCCAGCAGTTCGGGCGCGCCGCCCTCGGTTACCTCATACATGCGGTTGGGCTCCACCGGGCCACCCAGCGCCCGGCGACCGGCCACGCCACCCCCGGCAACGGTCGTCAGGTCGCCACGCGCTTCTTCACTCGGTATTTGCCGCGCCGTGGCCTCCTCGATGACCACGCGCTCGACTGTGGTGTGCGTGGTTACTATCTCGGTGGGTATTCTTGCGAGGGCGTTCCTGATGCCCTCAGCCGCCGCCTCTGCCTCGCCGGGGATTTCCATCAGGCGCGCCGCGTATTCGTCCGGGCCAATTTTACCCTGACGAAAATCCTCCGTCGCTTGCTCGGTCAGTTCTTTGATCGTGGCGTCAACTACCTCTTGTGTATGTACCGCACTGGTCTGGACATCCCGCAGATGACCGATGTACTCATCGGTATTTTCACCACCTTTGGCTGCCCACTCATCAATGCTTTGTGTCATCTGTCCGAATGAGCGGTCAGTCAGCGACTGCTGCACACCGAATTGCGATGCAATGTCGGCGGTCATCGCATCGAGTGCTTCCTGGCTGACCCCGTCTCGCCGTGCGCGGGCAACCGTGTAATTGATAAGCTCCTGGCCCAGATGGGCCATCTGCGCCGCTTGCTGGCGGGCATAGCTTTCAGCAGCCGCCAGTTCTTGCTCCTGGTAGCTTTGCTGTGCGGTCGTTAGCTTCTCGCGCTGTGCATCCTCCAGATTAACAATTTGTTGCTGGAGTTGCGCCCGCTCCTCCTCGGTTGTTGCGGCGGCAAGCTTTTGTGCTAACCCGGCACGCTGCTCATTGAACGTGGTAATCAGGTCGGCAACATTTGCCTGGTGCTCCCGTTGTGCATCCTCGCGTTCCTGGAGGAAATCGCGCTCCGTAGACACTGCTTTTCCGAACGCCTGCGCACCATTCTCGGCGGATCGCGCAGCAGCATCGCTGAGGGCCTCCATCTCTTCAGCGGTAAGGGCAGCCTGTACCCCTACTCCTGCGGTCGCCTCCGCCGTCGCCGTCGCCGCCCCGGCAGCGGCGGTCAGGTCGGCAGTGGCATCTTCAAGTGCTGCTTCGTATGTCAGGATACGTGCGGCATTTGCCTCCCATATCGCGGGGTCTTTTTCGCCCCGCTCCGCCAGGTCGCCACGGATCTGGAGTTCCATTGCCAGAAGCGCCTGGAGGCCGCGCACCGCTTTCGCCTCAGACGCCACCGCTTCCTGGACACCGTCGCTGGCCTGTTCATAGTCGCGTATGGCATCCCGCGCTTCCAGCACGCTTTCGCGCTGGTTCAGCCACTGCTCGGCAGCCGCATCCCCCCAATCGTTGGTGCGGAGTGCATCCATGCCCCGCCCAATATCATTGAGTCGGGCAATGAACCAGGGCATAGTATCATTGGCAAGACCGAGCAAGCTGTCAGAGAGTGGAGTCAGGCCCTCGGTAAGCATCGCCTGGGTTTTCGCCGTGACCGCGGCGGAGAGTTGCCCCCAGTTTTCATACTGGATGGACATCTCCTCAATCGCCCGTCCGTTCGCATTCGCCGCGGCAACACTGTCGCCCAGGGCCAGCACCGCTTCTTCGCCCATATTCTCCCACAGACCGCGGAAATATAACACGCCGATTTCCTGGCGCTTCAGGGGATCTTCGATGGCGTTGAGGCCAGCGATAATCTGCTGGAACGCCTCGCCTTCGCTGATTTCGCCTGATGCGAGGCGCTGTTGGATAGACGCAAAGCCCGCGTCGAGTTTGCCGACCGCTTCGAGCACGGCAGGGTCTTTGAGGTTGACGCGGAACTCGTTAAGGCTATCACCGATCTTATCGGTGTTTATAAAGCCTGCTTGCAGGCCCTCATTCAATACCGACAGCGTGCCAGCGGCGGTTAGTCCCAATGCCGCAAAGTCATCACTATATTCATTGAGGGTATCCTGAAGATCGTCAAAGCGATCCAGGTTCATCTGCTGCCCTTTTGCCATCAGCGTCAGCGCGGCTCCGGCCGACACCCCGAACTCGTCGGACATGCGTGCGGCGGTGCGGAAACTCTCAGTGGTGTCAATTCCGAACGCCTGCTGAAGATACTGCCCCTGTTCGACAACGTCCTGGAGTTCATTGCCAGTCAGATCTCCAAACGCCCGGCGAGCTTCATTTGCCAGATCCCCCGTCTGCTTGATTGCAGCCCCGGCCCCGACAACCGCCCCGGTGAACAGCGCCCAGGGACCAACCTGCTGAAGCGCGACGGTAAGGTTCTTGCCAATCGCGTCGCCAAGACCGGCAACGCGTTTCGTCTGGTGATCTGCCGCGTTCGCGGCCCGTTCCGCAGCCCGTGTCGCCGCTTGCTCCGCCCGGATCTTTTGCGTCAACAAGTTGTAGTAGCGCGTCGTGCCCTCGCTGGTGCCCTGGAGCGCTTGCTCCAGGATTTCGACCTTCTGCGCATGCGTAGCCGATGCCAGTGCTGCGCGGCGCTGCGCATCATCCAGGCGCTCAAACTCGCGCAATGACTGCGCGGTTGCCGTTGCAGCCTGACGGAGCGACCGTCCCAGGATCTCGCCGGTGGTGTGCGATGCCCCCGCCATGGCGGTGAACGTTCGCTCAACCCGTTGCCCATCCGTGCGCACGGTCGACTGGAGTTGCACAAACGCGCGCTCCATTGCGCGCGTTTGGCGCTGCATCAGTGTGGCTGCACGCTCCAGTCCGGACAGATCGATCCCGACCGTCCCGAAAGCAGAGCCAACATGTACGGGCATCGTGCGATCCTTCTTACAATGCGTGTAATACCGCCAGTGGGACCGGGGTCAATGGCGGGGTTGTGCCGTTTGCGTGGGACGGCGCATCGGCGCGAGTTGCCAGCCATGCAATCGTCAGGTCGATCTGGTAATCATCCCAGTCACCCGTCAACAGGCTGCTCGGTCGCTGACCGTAGCGCCGGGCCAGTGTGTCCAGAGTACTCGCCGTTTGCGGATACGTCGCCAGGAAACATTGCCAGGGGCGCAACCCCCGACAGCGCCCAGTTAAAAATGTCCAGCTTATCCTCGGTGTCGATTTCGTCAATGCCCAGGGTGTCGTCCCCCGGCTCGTCACCCAGTATCGGGGCAACCATTACCGCCGCAACAACGATATTCAGGACATCGCGCATATCGCCGATATCCTTGAGCTGAAAGCGAAACGCCTTTTGTGTGATAAGTGCTTCCACCTGGCCCACCAGGGGCGCGGGGATGTCGCCGTGCTCGGCGAGGGTGAGTAGGGTCACCCGACGCACGGTGACGTGCAGGCCACTGGACAAAACAAGCTGCTGCTGGCGCTGCGCACGCCATGTCTCGAGGTCCATACAGAACTCCTACGAAGTTGCTAATGCTGCTGCGGTTTCCTTTTTGGTGAAGGTCACAATCTTACTGCTGTTCCCGGTATCGCGGACGGCAACCCCGCCAAGCTGCGGCCCCGGAAACTGTCCATACTGCATATTGGCCTGCACGTTGTTCGTGACTTTGGCCTTCCAGATTTTTACCTCCAGGTCATCACCCAGCTCGGAAATCGCCCGGCCTTCAATGATGACATAGGGCACCCCGACAGCATTCGTTGTGGCGGCAATGATGTCAAGGGTCAGGGTTTGATCCGGAGTGGTCCCCGCTTCGGTTGCGGTCAGCCCCAGCATTGCCGCCAGGACATCCATCGGCAGGCCTACGAGATTGGTTGACCACTCGGCTCCGATAATTTTGGACACCACCGAGAGGATACCGACGGTTGCTTCAGCCCGGCCCGATTGGAGCAGGAGGCTGATATTAAATTGGGTAGTTTCCGGGAGGTCGATGACCTGTGGGGTTACATCAAACGTAGTAATGCGCACCTGGTCAATGCTGAAGGGAAAAATCTTAGGTGAGAGCGACATAGAGAATACTCCTTATATGCGCCGCAGGCCGCTCCAGCGACTGATTTGAAGCGCGGCCTTTAGCGTTGTATCTTCGGCATGCAGGACTGAACCTGCATCCATCAAGAGCCATGCGACATCAGGAATATGCGTATGGTACAGAAGCGCGTGTATCCGCAGACGTGCGCTGTCTATGGTCACCTCCCCTGAGCGCTGATAGAGATAGATCGCAATATCCAGCCTGTTCGCTACGCGGTTACGAGGAACATCCCCCGTGAACGCCACCAGCGCACAGGGAAGAATCTCTTGGTCGCTATCAAACGCTGCGGGCGTGGACTGGCGACTGATTACCCCGACTGCGGTTGCGTCGTAGATCCCCCCGGGGAGCAATCCGACCAGGGCGGCATCGCTCTGCAGATAGGTCAGTATTGCCGGACCCATCAAAAAATCTCCTGTAGCCGCTGTTCAATGTCGGGTATTTTTTGGCTAATTGTCGGCCAGATCACAGCGAAGCGTTCGGCATGGTTCAGTTCGAGATATCGGCCGTAGTCGATATCCTCGCCGTGGCTGAGAAAAACCGTTACTATATCTTCGGCCACGTCCACCGTAGCAAGCAATGCACGGCGTGCATTGCCGGTACGGTCCTGCCAGGGTGCGTCGCGCCGTGCCGTCGCCTCCAGATCATCTCGTATCAGATCGGCAACCACCGTAACTGCATAACGTACCTGCTGGACATAGGCCAGCAGGCCCGGTGTCAACGTGTCGTTCCAGGCGGTCATTGCCGGACCTCGATGGCCGCTACGGTCAACACATCCCGATCCGGCCAGACGTAGACAACTTCATACACCGATCCGACATAGGTCAGCCGGTCGCCCTGGGCAATATCCATATCATGTCGCCCATAGAGGCGGAGTTGCCCGGTGGCTGCCTCGCCTCCGTCGGAACGCCCCTGCGATACAGACGATGGGTCTATATAGACTGACTGTGTGGTCAATGCCGCAGTGCCCCGCCGCAGTACCACAGGCATCGTTAGCGACCGTGCATTGATATCGCGTAACTGCACAACGGTCGCGCTGTTGAGTAGCGGTGTACTCATGCTTATAACCCTCGATCATAGCCAGCCGCCACTGCGTCACCTCATCTTGTTTTTTGTCCCGGCCGCAATATGACCAATCCGTGCCCCACGTCCCGATGTGGGAGTGGGCGACTGAGCGGCAATGCGGTTCCATTGGGCAAGTCGCTGAGACCACGACACACTCAGACCGCTCGGCAGTGTCACCCGATCCGGTTGACTGGCGAATTGTGCCGCCAGTCCCGCCGCCAGGTTGCGCAGTGCTGCCTGTTCATTATTGCTGTGCAATGCAAGCGAGGCTGCATAGTCCTCATCCTGAAGCATTCCCGGATCTACGGTATCGCCCAGGGCAAAGCGCAGTCGGTCCTTTGCAGTTGTTCGGGACTGGTCATAGCTGAATGCCATTGCCGCTCCTAGGTCAACACCGGCTCGGTTGTCGGAATAGTATCAGTGAACGATCCCACGGTCAGGCAGGCCGACGCCGCCTTGCGATGCAAGCGCGGAAAGCCGCGCGCCACACCCCAGTAGGTCACGTTCGGCGGGTTCAGGTCCGGACTGGCCGTCGTGTAGGCAATCGGGCCACGCTGCCGCCCTCCAAGATCGCCCGCTGCGGTCTGTGCCAGGCTTGCGACGACACTTTCTGTCACGATGCCGTTGGCAAAGTCGGCTACCGCTGGATCGTCATCATCGTTCGTGCTACTCAAGATGACGTTCGTAATCGGCAAAAACGGAGCATTTGCCACCGCCCCGGCGGGGGTTTGATACCAGTAGCGTGCGTCGTACAACTCGATTTCCATTGCGAGTAGGCGCGAGGCGAGATCCTGCATCTGGCCCAGCGCGGCGGTGCTTAAATTGGTGAAGCTCAGTCCGGCGGTCAGCAATGCCGTGGCCTTGTCCTGGAACTCGGTTGTGGCGATCATATAGCGGAATGCCTGTGTGCTCATCGTGACGCGGTTGTAGACCACGCCGTAGCGCACCCGGCCAATCAGCACCGCATTGAGGATGTCAGCCACTGGCGTGGCAGTGGCTGCCGTGTCCCAGGCGACATTGGTCGTAATCGTCAGGTCGGACGGCCTGCCCCACGAAACGTTCGTCAGCGTGATGCCTAATCGGTCATAGCTCAGACTGCCGACGTGCATGGCGATAATCAGCGCCTCCATACGCTGCCGCAGGCCCAGCAGCACAGCATCCAGCGTGCGGGTTTCCCAGTCCAGGAACATCGCCCGGTCGTCAGTCATCGCCATACTCATCGTCAGAGCCAGTAGCTGGTTCAGCATGTCCTGGTTCATCGCTACGCCGATTTTCAGGTTCGGAACCGCCGTACTCTCCAGGGCGAACCTCCCGGCGTTGTACGTTACCGCCTGGGCATCGTCGGCAATCAAGTCGGCGATGTAGGCGTAGCCGGTGTACGATGCCATAATCTCATTGTCCATCGCCGGAACCACCGGCGTGCGGTTGAGGAACAGCAGATCATCCGGCAGCAGGCGCACATCCTGGAGTTGCTGCATGATTGCATTGACACGCGCGGCGCGCAGCATCTGAAGTGATGGTGTCATGGTGGTCTCCTAGCCCGCGTAGCGGATGCGCGGGAATGCCGCTTCAAATGCCGTCCATGATGGCTCGGTACCGGCCCCCAGTGGCACGATGTTATCGCCGCCGACCCGCAGTTGGTCCTTCCAGACGGTGCCGCCGTCAAACACGTCGGGATGTGCCGATGGCGCGGCAATCAGACCGCCCCCCGGCGTTTCCAGCAGGCTTTCGTTCAGGATGTAGGCATACCCCCGGCGGAGGAATTGCCGACCGTCGGTAGCGGCGCTGTCATACGGTCCGTACCCACCGACAGCCGCACCTTCCGTGACCGTTGCAACGGCGGCGGTTCCGGCCCCGCCGGTCAGATTGGTTGCATCGGTCGTGACCGCAGCGACATTCCCTGCCCCCAGCGGGTAGGTCAGGGTGTAGACGCCGGTATCCTCCGTCACCGCCACCCCGGCGTACACTCCGCCCAGTCCGCGAATGGCCGCCTGTGCATCCGCCGCGCTAACGTTGTATGCCAGCGCCGCTGTTGTCGTGCCATTGGCGGTGACGGTGAATGTCCCGCCGGTCGCATCAATGGTGATTGTCTCGACGTTTTGAATACCTTTGGCACACAGGACAGCACCAAAAGGGATGCCCTTCTTGCCGATTTCGATAACCGTGCCGTCGGCCAGGGTCAGATTGGCCCCGCTCACCGCGTTGACCGTGGTCCAGTCAATGGTTATCCCGCCCACGGCCCAGTCCACGCCCTGGTGGTGCGCCAGCACCTGGATCGGACGTCCCGTCTCCGCCAGTACCTGCCGTCCATAGGTTGCCATCAGCGCACCTTCTTCCCGTTCTGGCGCTCGGCATAGCGCCGGGCGTGGTCGGCAGCCTCGTTAACATCGGCGTTTGCATCCGCCGGGGCGGGGGTCTGTACCGGATTGGTCTGCACCGTAAGCGTGCCGGTGCCGGTGCCCTCGACAGGGACACGCTCCTGGGTCAGCGCATGACCGGGGCGGGCGTGGACCGCCGCACGCAGCAACTCGACGCGGCTTTGCCCATCGCGCGGATGATCCGCATCGTCTCCGGCACAAACCCGATACAGCGCGATCAGGCTATCCCGTTCGCCGGGGAATGCCTTGTTCCCGTGTATCGCCTGCTCCACAAACGCAACGGCCTCGCTGTCGATGCGCTGTCGGCGCTCGGTTGCCAGTTGTTGGCGGAGTGCCACCAGCTCTGCCTCGGCCTGCGCCTGCTGTTCTGCGGCAGTGGCGTTCTGCGCCGCCGCAATAGGTTCTGTTCCCATCGGAACCTCCTGGATAAAAAAGTACGGGCGCGGCGTCAGCGCTGCCAGTACCCCCTCATAACTACCAATCGCGTCGGCCATGCCCGCATCGACCGCGTGCCGTCCGACCAATACGCCCCCCTGCCCGAACCGCCCCATGACCGTCTCAACGTCCACGCCCCGGTTACGGGCAACGCGGTCGATGAACACATCGGCCAGCGCGTCTAAGCGCGTCTGAATTTCGTCTCGCCCCTCATCGCTGCCAGGGTCCACATGTTTTCGTGGCGACTGGCTGCTCCTGAATACAATGTCGCGACTACCGGTCCTGGCCGGGTCTCGCACGGCCATGAGCACGCCGATACTTCCCAGCATCGCCGTGTCGTCAACGACCACCCGCTCCGCCGCCGCCGCCAGCCAGTAGGCAGCACTGGCCCCCAGGTGGCCGACATAGGCCGTTATCGGTTTGCGACTGCGCGCGGCGTAGATCATCTCTGCCGTTTCGTTAATGCCGTTGATCTCGCCGCCGGGACTGTCGATATCCAGGACAATGCCGGATATGGCCGGGTCGGTCAGGGCCGCATCAATATCCCGTGCCAGGACATCTATCGTTGCACCACCAGAGTAGCGCGTAAAAATGTTCGCATAGCGGAAAATCGGCCCCTGGATCGGAATGGTTGCGACGCCGTCGCGCACGGTGACGGCCCGACTGTTCTCCAGGCGCGTGCCCAGGCGACGCTCTACCGCCTCCAGTGGGTCGTTCTCACGCAGGGCAATAGCGCAGAACAAATCAAGGTAGTCCGGGGTCATCGCCCAATCGAGCGACGTAATCAGGTTGAACGTCCGTTCGGCGGGCCGGTCACTCATTGTGCATCCTCGTCTTCGTCGGGTACATCCTCCACCGGCACGGGCTGTACCTCCGCGTCCGTGGCCATGCGTGGCGGTAAATTGAGTAACTCATCAATCGCCGGGAATTGCGACGGGTCGAGATAGTCCGTGCGGGCCAGCGCCGCCAGCGCTGTCCACATCCCGGTGACATCCTGGGTTTCGGCATTGGCAAGCGTTGCATACGGGGTCAGTTGCCGCATCCCGTCGCCACGATTGGCAATGACTATCTGCTGTAAGACATCACGGCGAAACATGCGGGCAATGCCGCGCTTCGTCTGTCGAACGAGCGTCGCCAGGATCGACGCATGCACATCGCCCTGGGCCCGCGTGCCGTAGGTCGCCTCCTCCGTCGCCAGCGTCTGGTAGAGGATAGCCTTCGTGATCTGCTTGTCGAACAACTCGAATGCATGCAGAAACGGCGTGCCGTCGCCACTGCTCCCAAGGCTATCCAGCGTTGCCCCAGAGGGCAGCGCCAGTGCGGTCCCGTTGCGGAATTGGAGCAGGCGGGTCAACAGCGCCTCTTCCGGCGTCTGATATTCGCCGGTCGGATTACCGGCGGTATCGTAGACCGGCTCATCTGCTGCGTTCGGCGCGGTTGTGCCGACCAGCGATGGCGATGCGAATTGCGACAAATATTTCAGGTATTCTGGCCATGCCTGCATCTTCAGCCACCAGGCGTTATACGCCGGGCGCAGCAGCGATGTCCCGCGTGGGTCATTATTTGTTGGGCGAACGCTAAGGATAGCGAACTTGCTGCGCGGGATAATATGCGCCCGCTGTTCGTCATTCAGGAGCTGCCCACGCAGGAGCTGCTGCCCCGGTTCATTTCCGATAAGGCCAACGACATTGCCGAAGGTATCCGTGACAAATGCAATGTTCGCGCGCGGCTTGACATTCAGCCGCCGCAGCACCAGTTCCGTGCGGCCCGTGTATGAGGTATCGTAGGCGTAGACCTCTTCCGCCACTCGATTGCCCAATGCCAGTGCGGAAAGCATATCCCAGAGCACATCGTCAAGCGGGGTCTCCAGGTCGTCGAGCTGCTGCTCGACCAGGCCGAGCAGCTCAATCGCCTGGTCGTAGCCGTCGGCGTCGGCGCTATCAACCGCTGGCCGGATACTCAGGCCGTCCTCCAGGATGCCCGTACGCAACACATCAATACATGCCCCAGCCTGAGGATCGCGCAACATGCGTTCATAGATGTCGTCGCCCAGTTCCGCCGTCAAATCGTCTATCGGGAGCGGCAGCGCGGTCAGGCGCTCGCGATAGGACGCATACCAGGAGACCACCCCGCCTGCCACATACTCGCGGGTGGGATCAACGGCGCGCATCGGTTGTGGGGCGGCAGTAGTCATGGCAATAAAAAACGGCACAGACCTCAATGGGTCTGTGCCGGTGGCTCAATAAAGCGGTGGGCAGTTTATGTCGTTATTGTACGCTGTTCGGCGCTGCTTTGTCAACGGACTTCGTCGGGTGCGTCGTTTCAAGGGCAACAAGGGCACTCTTACAGCGCCGATGCACCTCCGAGCCACGCGGTGCGTCGTTGACAATGTCGCGCAATGCCTGGATTGCAACCGCCTTCGTGTTGGTCATGTTGGGATTATCTGACACGGTAGCCCTCCACCTGGGGACGCTGCCCCCCGGCCACTGCACGGGCAGGGCGAACAAACAGATAGTCCGGCGCACAGGCCAGCGCACAGCCGTCGCCGTCGTCGGGACTATGCCCCTTGTGTCGTTTGCGGAATACGTCTTTGGGTTCCAACCGTTTGACATCGCGCCCGCCGACCTTGACCCACTCGTAGGTGCGCTCGCACAGATCGATCTCCAGCCCATCGGGCGGACGATCCAGGCGGAGCACCTTGAGCGCCTCGGCGGTATGCCAGTAGCATTCGGTGCCCAGGTCGGCAAAGGTTTTCGGGTCATGCGGCACGCTATTGTTGTTTATCTCCAGCACCTGGAAATCGGCAAAGGCCTGGCGCAGCTCCAGATCCCGCCGCAGCTGGTCGACGACCCCGCCGCCAAATCCGCCGCCGCCGTCGATACGGATATGCAGCGAGGTCACCCCCTGCGCGGCCAGCGGCAACGCCGCCTGCACGATGGTGCGTGCGTAGATCGTCGTGTCCTGCTGGCTGAACCGCGCTGCGCGCCAGACCCGGCTGGCGTGCCGGATATAGAGTGTGCCGCTATCGCCACCCCAGCGCGCCACGTCGACGCCCATCCGCGCCTGCTGTGGCTGCTCGCCGGAGGGAACGCGATGCCGGGCCGCCTCGTAGCGACCAGGTGGGCAAAACACGTTGTCGGCGAAGGTCGCTGGCGCAATGCCCAGCACACGGAAGAGAAACTCGGCATCGGGCGCATAGATCACGCCCGGCCGCCAGGGCAGTTCAAAGGTATAGGCGTCGGGATCGTGGGCGGCGACGACCTCGCAATGCCGGGTGTCGCCGTCGTCAATCATCGTTTCAACATAGGCCCGCTCCACCGCGCCGGGAATCAGCACCGTGCCCGAGCGCACATTCGGGTGATGCACACAGGAAAGGCGGAAGTTCGCAACGTTCGTACCGCTGGCGAGTTTGTGAAAGCGTGAGGTACGGGTGCGCGGGTTGGCCAGCATCACCACAATAGCAATCCCGCCCGAGGCCATGCTTTTGATGGCCTGAAAGACAAACTCGGCCACGCCTTCGGCCTCGTCGATGACAAACAGCAAGTAGGCTTCGTGCTGGCCCTGCACCCGCTCCGAGCCCTGGCCGTGGGCGTTGTTCGTGGCCCGACCTTTCACAAAATGATTGCCGCGGCCGGGGTCTTTGATCTCGGGCGTATCGAGCACGCGCCCGGGCAGGCCGCGCCCGCGCCGCTGGCTGCGGATCTCCTTGAAGAGCAAATCGTTGATCTGCTCGTGACTGGGCGCGAAGGCGTAGGTGACACTCGGCGCAAAGCAGTCGAAGAAGTGCGAGACGATGCCGGCAGCCAGGCATGTTTTGCCGACGCCATGGCCAGCTTCGACCCGGATCATATGCTTGATGGGCTCGCCCGGCTGCCAGCAGGTCAGCGCATCCACGCTCAGTCGGCTGGCATCGAAATCCCGTCGCTCGTGCTGCTGGCGCAGTGCCAGTGCATAGGCGTCGAGGATCTCGGCCTGCCCCGGCGCATCGGGGCTGCCGCGCCAGGGCTCCCAGCCCAGCTTCTCACTGATATAGCGCTGCGGCGCAAAGGCATAGCGCGCAAACGGCGACTCGTCGGCAAGGCCGCGGCGGCGGCGTTCGCGTTCGGCGCGGGCGCGCAGTTGCAGCGCACTATGGGGCGAGCAGGACAGCAAGCGGGTCGTCTCCATTCGCGAGCCGGTCAAGTTGCTCCGGACTCAGCGTCGATAGATCGAGATACTTCAACAAATCGGGAGTCTTGCCGAATAACTGGTAGTGTTCGCCAAGCTTGATGAGCGCGGCCTGCGCGTCATAGAGTTCCACCTCCGTGCCGTACTTGCCGGGCTTGAGCTTCTTGATAAGGTGGATCGCGCCGCTGCGCTGTGCTTTGGCCAGATCGAGATTCCAGGTGTCCGGGTGGTCGCTATCAATACTGATAAAATCGGCGAGAGAGCCGCGTGCCTGAGCAGTCAGCCGAAGCAACACCTCGCCCGCGCTCATCGCCAGTTCATCCAGGGCATCCTGGATCGCGCCCTGAATGTTCACATTTGTTAACAATCTACTCGCTTGCTGGCATGCGGTTTTATCGCTGTATCCGGCCCGCCGAGCTGCCTCGGTTCCATTCCAGCAAGCGAGGTAGTGATGAACGAACGCGCGCTGTTTTCCTGATAGGGACATTGGTAACTCTCAGAGCAACGATCGGCGGACAGGACCGGCAGGGTGCATGTGTTTATTGTAACACAAAGGTTCGCAGTGCGACCGCAACGCAACCAGGGTAGCACATCAGTGTTACGGCAGTATTACTATGATATTTGCCATTTCCTGGCGCTTTTGTTCTGTTCCCCGCGCCTGGGCGTCGGCTATCATTTACCTACTCGCCTTTCCTGCCACGCCGCCATAATATTCCGCATCGACAGATCAAACGCCGTATATGGCGCATCGGGCATATCACCCGTGGCTGACCATCAGGGGGGGCCTGATGTGGTAATCCCCACATTACAAACCAGCGAAACGGTTTTGCATTCTGCATAGCTCTCTCCAAACCCGCTCTGCTCCCTCCGACTCCGGCGATCGGGGGAGTGCTATGGGCAGCTTCTATGACAAGCTGCCCATAGCAGAACCATGAGATGGTGGTTACGTTTTGGCTGTGGCATCCTGCTCCAGTGCCTTGCGTAGCTGCTCCTTCAGAACGATATTTCGCCTTTGTCTTCTTCAGGCACGCCTGACAGATCGCGGACAGCCAGAAGTATGAGGTCTTTCACTTGCTGGCTATCCGAGTAGTGATTTATCAACTTCTTGATGATGCGGTTATCCGGCATAAACCGCTTCAGTATCCACGTTGCTGTGTAGGCGCTATTGGAGAAGGAGAGCGCGTAGCTCCCGCCCTGGTGCGAGAAGAAGAGCGCTGGAGTGCCGTTGCGCAAGACGCGGATCTCTCCCAGATTCAGCCACTCGACGCCCAGTTGCGTTCCGATGCGCCGGGTTAACCATGTAATCTTCTCCTGCCGGCGCCACTCTTCTTCCCGCGCCTGGGCGTCTTCCCGCTGCCGCCGCCGCTCCGCTTCCCGCGCCTGGGCGTCGGCTATCATCTGGTCTATATCATGCATGTTGCGCTCCTGGCTCCGGCTCCCACGACAGCTGCGGCAAACGGGAGAGGTTGCCATCGGAGCAGTCAATGACCTGTATATCACCATCACTATTGTGCGCCGCGACGGAACAGGCGTGTGCATAGCGCAGGTTCTGCGATGGTCCGGGAAACACCCCCGTCTGGTAGCCGTCCGGGATGTCGCGTACCGCTTGCGGCAGAATTGCCACCGCCTGCTGTGCAAAGCGCCGACCATCCGGCGAGACATAAGACCGGGTCTTGATAATCCGATAGCGCGGCTCCGCTGAGTACCGCGCGGCTTTCCCGGCAAACTCCAGCGCGGTATCGGCCTCCTCGTGACAGATGCGCTTGCATTGCTCCAGCAACTCGGCCTGCACCCGGTCAGGGCTTTCATCCGGCTCCAGGGTTGCCGTCAGTGTTACCGCCGGTTTGACATTGCTGTAGTCCGGCAAACTCTCGGTCATGCCGTACGATACGGTTATCTCGGTGATACGGGCCATGTTCGTGCTCCTCTCGAATACCAAACTCATTACGACTGGCGGCGTCCCATCCGCGCGCATAGCCGCGCCGTTCCGCTGCCGCCAGCCACTCACGCACCTGCCAGACGCACAGGCCCAGCAGGACCAGCGCGCCTGCTGCTGCTACCCAATCCATTTGCATCACCCCCCAAATAGCGCCTGCCGTTGCGCCGCTGCAATTGCAGCGGCGGTCTGTGGCGTGCATTGCGATTGCAGCGTTTCCAGGAGATCCGTGATGTGCTGCAACGCTATCAGGATGTGACCGATCTGCATCGACTGCACCGTGTATCCGGTGCCGTCCGCCTGCTCCAGGTGGTATCTGATTTCTTCAAGTGTTTCTGCCGGTGTCATGCTGCCCTCCGGTGTGTCTTCCGTCGCGCATCCAGCGTGGGCACCTCGGCCATGTGCCACGTTGTACGTAGGGTCTGAAACCAGGTGCTGCCGTCGGTAAAACGGACATATGTCCCGTCGTCAACCACTGGCGCAGTCGGTGGATTGCGCTCCTGCCAGTGGCGGATGCGCACGGCTCGTTCCTGTCGTGACATGATATACTCCCTGAGGCGTGTGCTACTGTGATTAATGCAACCCCCGGCAGACGTGGGGGTCATCCCAAGAAATAGTACCCCGATTGTCCAACTCGGCCATTGCAGGAGATTATACGTCATCAACCTGATCATCGAAGCCGGGTTCTCCGCATTCCCATCCAAACACCAGGTTGCCCTCGTTGTCCCTGTACAGTCCGCCGCTTTCTTTGACATTACGTGCTCTCCTGTCAACGCCGATGGAGGACCGGGCCGGACAGTCCGGCCCGGCCCGGCCCGGCTCTGCTAGATAACCCGACTGTTCGTAATCGTGGCGATTGCTGCCCAATAATCCCAATCAGCGGCGAAATCATCCAGGACTGTCTCTGTCAGGCTATGTGCTACATCCAGTGCCGCATCCAGCGACAACCCCTCCTCGCGGCACAGATCTGCCGCAATGTCCATCCACGCCAGGCGAATATCAGTATCATCATGCTCGATCGTTGTCATGTCGGTTCCTTTCGTTCTCATAGAAATTCGCGCGGTGGAAACCACGCCGTTTTAACGGCAGTTGAGGAAACCGCGCTCCTCCTTTTTTGCTTGTACGGATGTTCGCATAGTGGCGGCTTCTGGCCGTAAGACCCAGGTGCCGCCAAACCTGTTGCCTGTTACCAGGCACGCGCCCGAAGGCGGTAAGGTGAGCCTCGCCAAAGTTATGAGAGGGTTTTTGGGTGTAGCACTGTTCCTTCCCGTCAGAACTGTTTAACCACAACCCGCAGAGCCTGGGGCTGGCTCACGTACCTCAGGGTGCCTATACATTCCTCTCTAACGTAGCCCGGAGAAATCCACCACCGGGCTGAGGCTGGTCAACCAGGCTTACGGACGAACCGCAAGCCCATCCGCTTTAGCGGTGGGTAGTTGACCTGTTACCTCTTGCTTTCTTGCCTTGCGGCAGTAAGGTGAGCCTCGACCATGTTCACCCGGCTTGTCATGCTGGTAGCACGGGCCATTCCGCGTTGGCCTGGTTAACCACCAGCGATAGTGCCTGGGGCTGGCTCGCGCACCCCAGGGTATCGTGACCGGCTGAACGGAGCCTCGAAAGGCCAGGTCTGGTCATACCCGGATTACTCGCCGGAGCGTGCAAGCCGCCTGACTTCAGTCAGTGCGGTGTATGACATAAGGGGCTACCATCGGCGTCGAACCCCGCCACCCTGTTTGGATACCCCTGCCGGCAGTTGCGGCGCTCCTGGGGCGTTCTGGCGGCTCTCAGGGGCATTGCGTGCTGGTTGAGCGCCGACTTCACGCAGGCGCTCAACCAGATAGTGCTATCTCCTCAACCTCACCGACTACCTCCCAGTCGTACGCCACGAAGGTACCTGTTTCCAGGCGGTGAAAGACGCCGCGTGTCCAGATACACAGGATGCCGCGCACACAATACAACGCGTCGGGTCGGTATGTCATGGTGCCCTCCATTTGCCCGGCGTGCCTGGTCCCGGTTGGTCTCCGATCACCTGCCAGGCACGCCGGGCGCGTCCTTACGCCGCCAGTTCCCGATCCGTCGTTTCCGCCTCCGCCGCTATCGCCTCCAGCGCCCGGCGCACGAGGTGCGCTGCCGCACGGTGGTAACACGGTTTCGGCTTCTCGGTCAGTGTGTATGCCTCACACTGGCATACCCCGTTGCTGTAGTAGACGATGCCGCCGCGCGAGGAGGGGAAGAACAGTGCGGTATCCCGTGCGCTCCAGCGGATCGTCTCCTGTTTTTTCAGCCAGTCCCGGCCTTTCCGTATCGCATTGTGCCACCGCACGGCGTCCGGGTTTGCCAGCGCAGTAGCCGCGACCGCCGTGACGGTCTCGATAATCTCTGCGACCTGGATGACTTCAACGCCGGCCCCGCCCTCCGGCCCGTCACCGTCCGGCTCACCGTCCGGCTCACCGTTCGGGGTCAGCCGGTCGTAGATCAGGGTGTCCAGGATGCGCTCCGCGTCGGCGTACGTGGCCGCGTAGCCGATGAATTCGCCGTCCAGGGTCATCTCGAAGTCCCTGGTCAGCTGGTCGTATTGGATGCGCTTCTGCGGTGTCATTGCAAGCTCCTTGCTGATGAATGCTTAACTAAGTTTCGTCTACAATTAGAAGTATACACTAAAGTGTTGAAGCTGTCAATACTTTAGTGTATACATTTTAGTGTTGTACCTGAAAAAACGGGGGTATCCCAGGAAAGTATAGTGTATACATCAAAGTGTTGACACTATAACAAAGGTGTGCTAGACTGGAATTCGTCAGGCAGACTGAGAAAAGAGGAAATTATGAGGTTACTGGTCAAAGAACTAGCAGAACAGCGTGGTATCACCAAGGCGGCACTTGCACGCATGTCTGGGCTTGGAACAACGACCATTTACCAACTTTGGAATGCCGATGAAGCGCGCGCCCAGTCGGTGCAAATTAGCACGCTGGTAGCAGTTGCGCATGCCATAGGGGTAGAATGGAGAGATCTTGTGGATAGCAGGGAGTATACTGAAGACAACAAAAACGCCGGAATGGTGAGCGTCCCTAACGCTGCATAGCACCATTCCGGCGTTTTTGATCGGGCGCGCTGTCTATCCTACCAAGACTATCAGCGCTCCCGCCCGATGCCTGCACCGCTGACGCGGTACCTGCACCTTTCTATATAAATATTCTTTTTTTGAGTGTTGCGCCCGGCCATTGCGCCGGGTGAGGAGGGTTACACTCCCTCGATGATTGCCTGCCGCCGCGCGGCATATTCTTCATCGGTAATCAGCCCACGTTCTCGCAGATCGCCCAGGTGCTGTAACCGTTGTTCTGCAGATGTCGTTGCGTCCGGCGGTGACGGCGCATTACGCCCGGCGGTGGCGGCGCTGATATCATTCATCAGTGCCATCTCATCAAAGATAGTCGTGCCCGTTTGTTGTCGGGCGACCCCGGCATACCAGCGCCCGACCGCGAGGGTGTGTTCGCGCAGATCAGCATTGGCGGGATCGGCTTTCAGGTGTGCGAGGGTGCGCTGATATCTGGCCTGAGCTGCGGCAATGGTGCGGTCCAGGGCATGCCGCTGATACCAACGGCCGCCAAGGATAGCGAAAATCCCGATGATAGGCACCACGATGCACAACAGCGTCGTATCCATAGGTAGCTCCTGGTGTGATGCAGCGTACGGAGTTAAGAGCGGGAGACGGGATTCGCACCCGTAGCCCACCTGATTATGACCACGAGTCGGGGAGCCGCCTGACCGCCGCCTGCTTGAGCGTCAGATCGCTCTGCAGGTAGCGCGCGGTCGTTTCCAGTGAGTTGTGCCCCATAAGCTCCTGCAACGTCCGCAGATCCACCACGCGCACCAGCCGGGTGGCAAACGTGTGTCGCAGCCGGTGCGCACTGATCTCCAGATCCTCATCGCGCAACCGTCGTTCAAAAAGCTGACCGAGCGTTTTATGCGAGAGCTTCTCACCACCGCGCACACTACACACCACCGGACCGCGACGATCCTGCTTCGGCGTTCGTTCCAGTTCCGCCGCCAACCTTGGGTGAATTGGCAGCGCCCGATCCTTACCGCCCTTGCCGCCCCGCACGATGAGCGACCCATCGGGCAAATCAACATCCCGCCAATCCAGATCGACAACCTCGGCCCGACGCAAACCGGCGTAGAGCATCAACAAAACGATGCGCCGGTCGCGAAGGAGCAGGCGCGCCGCCACGCGGTCCAGCGTCGGCGTTGTCCGGGTCAGCCAGCGGTCGAGACGCGCAAGCTCATCGCTGCTCAAGGCGCGCGGCAACGGCTGTGTTTTGCGCGGCCAGCGGAATTGCGCGGTCGGATCGTCACTCCGCAGGCCGACACTGATACACCAGGTCGCATAGCTGCGCACAACCGTCAAGGTTTTTCGCAGCGTTGACGAGCTCAGATGCGCGCGCTCGGCCTGATAGAGCGCCAGCCGCGCAGCATCCAGATCCGCTACGGTCGCGTCCTCGCCCAGCCAGGCGACGATGCGTCGCATTTCGCGCCGGTAGGTATCGACTGCGCGCGGTCGCAGTTTTTGACCTGCAAGCCAGGCCAGCCATTGGTCTGCCGTTTTTGAGATCGATGGAGATACCGTCAGTGCAACGGCGACCGCTGCCGTTTTCGTCTTCTCTTCTTTGGGCATACTCGCACTCCAATGTTGGCTACCTCCAGGCCCTCGCCTGGGAACAGTCGAGTATGCCCCAACGTGGGGCGACATATGCGCCCCGGCAGTTACGGCACGAATGTACGACCTGATGTGTCATCAGGTCTCACAAGGAGTATCACGATGTCTCTTTCTAGTATAGACCAGCACCATTACTTTGTGACCAATCCCGCAACCCGGGAAGCATTTACGGCGGCGGGTGCTGCTGGCGCACTGCTTCTGCTGGAGCATCTCGCCCTGTGGGATGAGCCGTTTCGCCTGAATCGGACCCAGGCGTATGCCCTGGGTACCGTCACGCTGGGGGCATGTTTTACCTGGTGGGCATTGCGCGCGCGGATGCCCAGCGCGGCGGTGGCCTGGTGGCTCATCGCCGCGCTGGGCGGCACGCCGGTCATGGTCGCATATTGGGTCCGCTGGGTGCTGGGTTGCCTGGACGGACGGGCACTGCATGCCGGTCAGGTAGCCGGTAAGGATGTAACACACAATGGGCACAACGCACGAGCAACGACGCGATATTGAGGATATGGAAAACCTTGCCGCCGTGCTCCACACGGCGGATGAGGTGCTCCGCCTGCTGGCACTTCACACGCGGAGGCGGCATCTCCTGGATGAGATTGCCCACGCCCGCGCTTCAATCCAAAGAGGCCAAGAGATTGTCTGGCGGCAGCGGGAGCAGTTGCATAAAGATGCAGGGGGATAAATGATGCCTGAATACACGAGTGGAGGACCGTCATGGACGGAGGAATAATTCGCGTACGCCGTAGCCGGAAATGGGCGGCGGTCAACATCACCGGCGCAGAAGACGTTGACCTGAGTTGGGAGGCACGCGGGGTGCTCTGGTATCTCCTGGTCAAACCCGACGACTGGCAGGTCTGGTTTGCTGATCTCCTGAACAAGGGACCATCAGGCCGGGACAAACTACGCCGAATTTTCCGCGAGTTAATAGCGGCTGGATATATGCGCCGGTACCGCGTTCATCGCGGAGAGGACGGCCGCTTTGTATGGGTGACTGAAGTGTATGAAGAACCCCAGGAAGCAACCGGGTTTTCAGGCGATGGTGATGACGATATTCCCGATGAAGATGAGGAGGAAGGGCCCCTACCATCGACGGGTTTTCAGGCGATGGAGGAGGTACCATCGACGGGTTTACCATCGACGGGTTTACCGGCGATGGGTTTACCGTCGACGGTAAACCCGTCGATATACCATGATCCAACCAACCATGATCCAACCAACCATGATCCAACCCACCACCCCCGCACTGGTGGGGGTGGGTTGGATCATTCTGAAAAATCCACTCCTACCGAAACCGAGCACTATTTGCTTGAGCAGGGGTTTCACCCCGCATCGGCCCGGGCCTTCCGCGAATATCCGCTACCGGCAGTTCGGGCAGACTATGAGCGCCGCACGGCTGGCGGGTCCGGTCCCGGCGCGATTGTCCAGGCGTGGCGAGCGTGCCCGCCACATCTGGCAGGTCCGCCCCGCAAACGGCAGCCCTCGGACACCATCCGATTTGCCGGGCATATCACCGAGGAGGTGCGCACCAGGTGGCTGGATCTCTGTGCGCAGCATCCCGCACATACGGCGCAGATTGCGGCGGAATTCCTCCAGCGCTATCCGGTGCCAGCGCAGATGGAGGTGGCATGATGGAGAAACCCATTCCGTTCGATATCACAGCGGAACGTGCAGTCCTGGGGTCCATCCTGCTGGAACGCGAGGCGATCGTGGCGATTGCGGATGTGCTGCATCCGCACGCCTTTTTCCTGGAGAAGCACGCCTGGATCTACCAGGCCATGCTGACTTGCTATGCCCGGCGCGTGCCCCCCGATCTGGCAACGGTGGCCGACGAGTTGCGGCGGCATGATCGGCTGGAGCCCATCGGGGGCATTGCTGTCCTGGGCGAACTGGCTGCCGAAGTCCCCACAGCGGTGCATGTCGAGTATTATGCGCAGATCGTGGCCCGCACCGCGACCCTGCGGCGGCTGATTGCCGCCGGCGGGGAGATCGCGGCGCTGGGCTACTGCGAAGATCAGGATCTGGATGCGACGCTCCAGCAGGCCGAGGCGACCCTGCTGACCGCGTTGACCGACCAGCAAGCCACAGATTTTCATGGCATGGGGGCGGTCTGCCAGGAGTATTTTGCCTGGCTGGAAGCCCTGGATGCCGAGGGCGACCGGGGATTGCTGACCGGCTTTCTCGATCTGGACGATCTGCTGCGCGGGTTGCAGCCGGGGAACCTGGTGGTGCTGGGCGGGCGACCAGGCAACGGCAAGACCTCGTTCGCGCTCTCCCTGGCCTACACGCTGGGCGTGCAGCGCGGCCACCCTATCGGCATCGTCTCGCTGGAGATGGGGCGGCAGGAACTGCTCGGTCGCCTGCTGGCGATGCACACCGGGCTGGACACGCGCACTTGCCGGGCACGACCCACTGACCGCACGCGCCAGCGGCTGCTCGATGCGCTGGGCGTGCTCAGTGCGGCACCCATCCACATTGAGGATACCGCAGCCATGAGCATCGGCACCATCCGCAGCAAGGCCCGCCGGTTGCGCATGCGGCAACCGCTCGATCTGCTGATTGTGGACTATCTCCAGTTAGCCACGGGTGATCATCTGCGGCGGAACGGCAATCGCACCCAGGAGGTGGACGAGATCTCACGCGGGTTGAAGGCACTGGCACGCGAGTTGGGCTGTCCGGTGCTGGCGCTGGCGCAGCTCTCCCGCGCCGTCGAGGGCCGCGCCAGTCATGTGCCGACCCTGGCGGATCTGCGCGAGTCCGGCCAGATTGAGGCGGATGCGGATGTGGTCTGTTTTATCTATCGGGAGGAGGTGTACGACAAGGAAACGGATAAACGCGGGATCGCGGAGATCCATGTCGCAAAACATCGCAATGGGCCGCTGGGGATGGTGCCGCTGCGCTTTGAGGCGTGTACCACCCGGTTGCGAAATCTGGAGGTGCTTCGGGTGCCGGAGGGACACTAAAAGACCGGGCTGCTAACGACAGCCCGGTCAATCTGGAGGAGGTCAGGTGGTATATGCGTCATCCCCTGCCTCTTTCCCATTCTACCACGAAAGGGAGGCAGCAGCGTGAACACAATGAAAGTTACCACAAGTATCGAAATACCTTCCGAAAAATATACGGAGTTCGCGGAGGGCTACGCCGATTTGATCGAGCAACTTTTTGCGGACCGTCCGATGATCCCGCCATTCGAGATTCGGCACACCTCCGCGTTCAAGATGCGAGAGCCGATGAGCCGACAGCACTGGCTGGAAGCGAAGGATGAAATTCTCGCATCCATGGGCGCGGAGACACCTATGGAGCGGGCGCTGCGCGGGGGCGGCCTGGAACTGGTCGCATCAGGGCCGTTGGGGGAGCGCCGCGATGAGAGTTGACTATCTCGATTTCCTCTCCCGCCGCCGACCGTCTGCGCCAACGGCCGGGATTGACATAGTTCCCGATGACCTGCACCCATCGCTGTTTCCGTTCCAGCGAGAGGCTACTCGACTGGCGTTGCAGCGCGGACGCGCGGCATTATTCGAGGATACCGGCCTGGGGAAATCGCGCCAGATCCTGGAGTGGATGCGCATCATCACCCAGGCAACCGGACGCAAGGCACTGCTGCTTACGCCGCTGGCAGTGGCGCACCAGTTTGTCGAGACGGAGGCCCCGGCGCTGGGACTGACGTTGACCTATGCCCGCTCCCAGTCGGATGCGGATGCCGCCGGGGAACTTGTGGTCACGAACTACGAGATGGCAGCGAAGTTCGACCCGACGCGCTTTGTCGCCGTGGCACTCGACGAGGCCGACATTATCAGTAACTACGTCGGCAAGACCAGTCGGCTACTCACGGAGATGTTTCGGGACACGCCGTATCGCCTGGTGGCAACCGCTACTCCGGCCCCGAATGACTTGATTGAACTGGGGCGCTATAGCCAGTTCCTGGGGATTATGGACAGCGGCGAGATGCTCACGCGCTACTTTATCCGGGATAGCCAGTCCGCCGCCTCGCTCCGGTTGCGGCACTGGGCCGCTGCGGGGCCGTTCTGGGACTGGCTGGTCTCGTGGGCGCTCTGCCTGGGTCTGCCGTCCGACCTGGGGCCAGATTACGATGATAGCGGCTACCTGCTGCCGCCACTGACGATTGAACAACATATGGTCAATGTCGACTACAGCGCAGCCCTGGAACAGGGCCAGTTGTTTCCCGATTCCGTCCACAGCGCCACCGGCATCTGGAAGGTCAAAAAGGAGACGCTGGATGCTCGCTGCGAGTTGACTGCCGCGCTCGTGGCGCGCAAGATCGATACGCCGTGGGTGGTCTGGTGCGAGACCGATGATGAGAGCCGGCTGCTGGCCCGGCTCATTCCCGACGCGGTCGAAGTGCGCGGCTCGCACAAGCCGGAAGAGAAGGAGCGCCGGTTGCGGGCATTCTCGGAAGGCCGCGAGCGCATCATCATCACCAAGCCAAAGATCGCGGGGATGGGCCTGAACTGGCAGCACTGTGCCGATATGGTCTATTGCTCGCCTACGTTCAGTTTCAAATACTTTTACCAGGGACTGCGGCGTATCTATCGGTTTCGGCAGGAGCGGCCGGTGACCTGTCACGTTGTGATTGCCGAAACCGAGGAAAACGTGATTGCAGCGGTCGAACGGAAGCAGCGGCAACATCGCCAGATCCACGAACAGGCCCGCGCGGCCATGCGCCGGCGACGGGAACTCGGTGACGACTGGCGCATCACAACCGGGGAACTTCGACCTATCCAGGTTCCGGCCTGGCTGCGAAAGGTGGCATGAAGGGTCAGGCTATGGCTGCCGTCGCGCGGCCATAGCCTCTTGCAGTAGTACCAGGATCTCGGCGTTGAGCGACCGCGCATCCTGCTTTGCCAGCGTCACAAGCTGCTCGTGCAGCGTGGTCGGAATACGGATCGTGACCTTCTTCTCGTCGGCATCGGCTTTCGTCTTCGGCATGTCCCCTCCGTGATGACTATGCCGTCATTATAGCGGCATCTTGAAGGCACCGCAACGGCGTGCTATAATGACGGCATAGTAACGGCATTATAGCGGCACGGTGAAGGTATGCCCCCTCGAATGGATCGCCCGTCGCGCGAGTGGATGGAGCAGAAGTATGTCACCGAGGGCCTCGATTGCACTCAACTGGCGGAACTGCTCGGCATCAACTCCAAAACCGTCTGGAAGTGGCTGCGTGCCTACGGCATACAGACGCGCCCGCGCGGGTCGAATGAGGCAGTGCTTTTTAAGAAAGGCCAGCACAACGGCTTCAACGGTTCGATGCTTTCCGAGGAGTCGCGGCGCAAGATTGCCGAAGCCCACAAGCGCAACGGACATGTACCGTATCTGAAGGACGGCAAGCCGTGGATGAAGGGCCGCAAGGGGGAATTGTCAACCAACTGGAAAGGTGGTATCACTCCAGAGCGGCAAGCGGTCTACGACTCACGCGAATGGAAAGAAGCTGTCAAGGCCGTATGGAAGCGTGACAACGCAACCTGTCAGCGATGCGGCAAGCGGCACAATATTTTTACGAACCGTGGCACTTTTGATATTCATCACATCGTAAGTTTCGAGGTCGCAGAGCTTCGATGCGAAGTGAGCAACCTTGTTCTTCTGTGCGAGGAATGTCATTACTGGGTTCACAGCAACGCCAACACTCAGAAGGAGTTTCTAGGATGACAGGTCAATGCTTTGAAAGCGCAATAGGCCAGAACTATGCGCTGTACCACGGCGATTGCGTTCTTGTACTTCCTGGTTTACCAGACAATAGTATCGGCCTATCCATCTCTTCATGGCCATTTTCAGATCAATACAGTTATTCGCCGTCGCCACACGACTTTGGGAACTGCGACGGCGATACGGATTTCTTTCAGCAGATGACCTATCTGCTTTCGGAGTTGTATCGCGTGACGATACCCGGTCGTTTTGCGATTGTGCATTGCAAGGATCGCATTATCTACGGCAGCCGCAACAACGGCTACCGGCACATTGAGCCATTCAGTGACAAGGTGACGGCTGCGATGCGTGCGGCGGACTGGCTATTCTTCGGGCGCATTACCGTGGCGACTGACCCGGTGAGGGAAAACAACCAGACCAACAATCTGCCCTACTCCGAACTCTTGAAGGACGCCTCACGCTTTGGGGTCGGCATGCCCGAGTATTTACTGCTGTTCCGCAAGCCGCACACCGCCACGGCGGAGGGTGGGCAGTGGTCGGATGAGCGGGTCACAATGGATAGCGATGCCTACACGCTCCCGCGCTGGCAACTGGATGCCAACTCGTTCTGGCGGAGCGACGGGGAGCGACTGCCCTGGGAAGACGGTGGCTATAACTACCAACGCCACGTTGCCTACCTGGAAGACCTGGATCGCAAGGTGCTGCTGGGCCGGTCGCATGGCCAGTCGGTCCCCACCGATAACCCCTGGGTCTGGTGGGATATCAGCCGGATCAAGGTGTTGAATGGACGCCTGGCCAAAGAGAACGAAGACGAGAAACACATCTGCCCGCTTCAACTTGACTTGATCGAACGCTGCATCACCCGATGGAGCAACCCCGGCGATACGGTGTTGGATTACTTTGCCGGTATCGGCAGCGTGCCCTGGGTAGCGCTACAGATGAACCGGCGCGGCGCGGGGATTGAGTTGAAGCGCAGCTACTACGAGGTAGCACGTCGCTACCTCCAGGATTTGGAGTTTCAGCAGGCGCAGCCGACGCTGTTTGATCTGGCCGAGGCGCTATGAGCGATACCGAGAGCAGCGCAAAGTCCAACAGTATAGTTGTGAGAGGTGTAATGATGCGCTTCTACCTCGGAAGTGCTGAGGAAATACGGGCGTTGCGGGCAACGTTGCGAACGCAACGGCGTGACGACAGGATACCGCAGCAGGACGCGGAACCATTACGCAACGATGCTACCTCGCGCAACGTTACGCAATCAGTTGCGCAACGGGTACGCGAGGCCTGGGAGGTTGATCGTGCGTTCAACCAGTCGGCACTGGCGCGGAACCTGGGGGTCCATAAATCCACGGTGAACCGGATTGTCAGGCAGTTGACCCAGGAGGACGGCAATGATTGACCCGCGAGATCGCGCCGTCCAGATACTCACGGTCTACTTCCGTCGCCTGGTTGAGGCGACGGGACATAGCTGGACCGAACGGAACGACCGACATATGTCGGAGTTGGCCGACTGCCTGATTGATGCGGCCTGTGAGCCGGACCCGCAGATCTTGGCAGGGTTTGCCGCAGAACTGGATCGGCCGTACACCGGCACGACGATCCGGCAGACGCGCCCGCTGACGCCGGATGACGACCCGCACTACCAGGCGTGGCTCCGGCAGCGGAACGCGAACGGAGGGCAACATGGACCAGGGTGATATGTTTGCAGCAGAGTTGCCCCATCCGGGTGAATACCCAATCCCACCCGGGGCGCGCCAATCGTCTGGGCACGGACGGAGCAGGGACGGGCTATCCCGCTGGCGCTGTCCACAGCGCGGGACTGCGCCGGTCGGCGGGTAGCAATGAATCATTTCGTGGACTGCCCCCAGGGAAGAAAATGGAGGAGACGATGAGCGGGAAATACGCACAGAAAACGAGCGTCAACAAAGATGCGTCACTCGCGGAGATCGAACGCACGCTGACGCGCTACGGTGCCACCGGGTTTCTCTATGGTTGGTCAGGGACGGATGCGATGGTCGGGTTTGTGCTGCGCAACCGCCAGTTTCGTTTGATCATCCCGATGCCAGATCGGAACAGTCGGGAGTTTCTCAGGACACCGAAGCAGGGCCGATTACGGTCAAAGACGGCAGCACAGGAGGCGTATGACCAGGCGGTGCGTCAGCGCTGGCGTGCATTGGCGCTCTACGTCAAAGCCGTGCTGGAAGCGGTCGAGGCAGGTATTCTTAGCTTTGAGGATGCATTTCTGGCGTATACCGCCCTGCCGGGTGGCCCCACAGTGGGACAGTGGATGCAGCCACAGTTGGAACGCACGTTGGAGCAGGGACAGATGCCGCCCCTGCTGCCGCTACCACAGGAGTAACCGATGATTGCCCTTGATATCGAGACGTTGGACTTCTTTTCGGATGACCGCATCAAGCGACTGCCACGGCCCATACAACTGTTGGCGATGCGGTTCGGTTGTGCGTACACGCTGGATATGGACACCGGGGCATGGACTGGCTACTGGCCCGAAGATCCCGGCCTGCCCACTGAACAGGATGTGGTGAGCGGCCCGACCGCACTGCCGTGCCTGTGGCAGCACCTCATCAATCAGACCATTGTCGGCTGGAACCTGTTCGAGTTCGACATCCCGTACCTGATGCTTCATCTGAACCGGCACTGCGACAACGACGGCGATCCCTGGCTGGACCCGATGCGCATTATTGACCTGATGGCAGTTTTGAAAACCGCCTCAAAACCATTCGGGAAAGAGCGCTGGTACAAGTTGGATGTGATCGCAGCGACCAATCTGGGGCGCGGAAAATTGGGGAATGGGCAACAGGCGGCAACGTGGTTGCAATCAGGCGATCCGGCGCTGCTGCGCCAGGCGGCGGCGTATTGCCGGGAAGATGTACAACTGACGGCAGATCTGTTCCAGACTGCGCAAACGACCGGGCTGCTCTGCCCGGCACGACCGGAACGCAGTGAGGTCGGAGATCTGCGGGTGTGGCTCAATACCGACGGCGACCTGGTGGACTGTCGGCGGGAAGAGTAATTTTGCGCACAGATACTGCACACTGGTGTATAATCGACAGAGAGACCGGGCAGCGCGGCAACGCTCCCGGCGTGGCCACTGCGTATGTGCTATGCCGTGCGCCCTGGTCCAGGGAGAGCAAAGATGAGTGTACGTTCAAGGCCATTGCCCAGGCAATCATCAGATCGCGGAGCAGCTATCGCCACTGGCGGCATGCTGTTGCTCTTTGGTGTTCCGCTCTGGCTTGTCGGTTCCCGCTATACACTTGACGGCTGGCTGACCGCGCTAGGTTGGCTACTGGCCTGGTTGGGTATACCGGTTACTATACCGGATATGCGATGGGGCTTTTTCATCGGAGGAATGGCGCTGCTTGGGCTTGGATATTCCTACGTTGAAATCCGTAGGCGTCCGGGGCCACAAACGGACGCACTTCTGTGGGCGATATGGCTTGTAGTTATCGCGACCGATGTCGGCAGTACATTCTTTGGGTTTCGCGGCGAGCAGACCAGCGAATGGCCGTTGATGGCATGGATGGCAGAGACGTGGCCGGTTGCAGCGGTGGTCGCCGCTGTGTTGACGTTTCTGCCGGAGTGGTTTATCACCGGCGGGTGGAAGCACCTGCGCGGATAGAAAGCGAGACGTGACATGGAAAACGTAACCCCGGCGATGCTGTTCCAACTGTTGTTTACCGTCTTGATTATCGCAATCATTGCGCGGTGGTGGGAAAACATACAGGCGTGGGGGTTGCGTCTTATGTCGCGTTATCAAGGTCCAGGCGATGCACCGGAAGAGGTTCAGGATGAGGACATTACGGCGGTTCTGAACGAACCGAACGAACCGGCGAACGGTGGTTCCGGCGCGTTCAGACGCGGAGAACCGTCCGGAACGCAGGGTTCCGTGCTGAACCTCACGGCGAATGAAGTTCGCGCTGTGCAGGTCATCATTCTGCGGCGTGAGCGGGAGGCAATGCAGGGGCGCAAGCTCTCAAAGTCGAAGGCGATTATGGCGGCCTTTGGGGTCAAGCGTGGCGGTACCTCCACGTATGAACGGGCCAGCGAGATCTACGACGCGCTCTTTACCCAGCCGAAAAACACACGTTACATCACACTGGATAAACACCGTCAACCCGTTATGGAGGATGCATCATGACCGACTAGCACCGCCCGGCATATCAACTATTCTCCTGGCTTTTTCGCTCCGCCTCAGCTAACCGCTCGGCAATGCCTTGCTCAATCCTGGACAATAACTCTGATTGTCGCCGTGGTCCGTTCAGATCCTGCTGTTGCATATCTTCATCAAGCCTGGCCGTTACTCCCCGGATGCGGCTCCAGGCTTGATTTATATCATGCTCATTCTTCGCAATGGCATGATCCATCCGCTCGATGACCGACAGTACCTCCGTCACACTGGGCATCTTCTGGATAAGCGCCCCGACCGCAACCTGTTGCTTCATTGTTGTTGTTTGCATATCGGTGATGGCATTGCGCATGCTGGTCAACTCAGCCAGCATCTGTGCCTGCACCGCTATGTTTTGCTCATTCTGCTTCATCGAGACTTCAAGTTGGCTTTGCATCCAGTTGAACACCTCACGGGTCATCTCTCGGTTTTCCCGTTGTGCGGTAAGCTCCTGCTCCAGCCGACGCTCGGTTATCAAGAGTTCTGAGGCCTGTTCTTTTTCGTGGAATTCCTGAGTTTGCTGCACACGTTGGATCTCGAACTCGACCCGCCGTGCGACGTAGGGGGCCAGCCATTTGGCGGCCGCCCCGATCATCAGGAGGATAATACCGAGCTGGCCGGGCCCACTGGCCAGCAGTGACCGGGCAAGCTCGTCCCAGGTCACAATCCTGCTCGAATCGCAGCTAGTACATCGTCAAAGCTGAACGGCTTGGTAAAGTACCAATCAATCAACTGTTTACCATTGACCGGGTGACGGGCCTGCTTCTCTACATCCGGTGTTCCAAACGCGGTGATCATGATAATGACCGTGTCTGGGTACGCTTCTCGGATCTTCGTCGCAAGCTCAAGCCCGTTCATGCTGGGCATGTTGTAGTCGGTAATGACAAGCCGGGCCGGATATTGCTGCATGGTGTTCCATGCAGCCAGGCCGTCAATGGCGACCAGGATTCGCTCATTCTTCCATTCAAGCTCGATGATGCGCTTGATGATGGTCAGGATGTCGGTTTCATCCTCGACCAGAAGTATCCCCTCCGGCGTCTGTTCGTTCTGTTTTCGCATACCCCTTTATTTCCGGCGATAAGTCGGTTAGTCCGTGGTACACCTGATTCACGACCGGGGCCAGCAATGAGGTGCTTATAATTGTCCAGTATGAGTCATGTGTCATGTACGAAAGCGGAATAGCCAGCAGCGCCGCAATGACAATCGGGAAGACCATCGCTGTCTGGCGTGCATAGCGCGGCGCATGTAAGAGTTTGTACAACAGAACCAGGACTTTTCCTGGTTGTCGCTTCGGTGGCGGAAAGACGTTCTTTATCCGCTCAAACAGTAATGAGGCAATGACCCCGGCTCCGCTGAATGTGGCACCGTAACTCAGAACAGCGATGAGTTGTTCGTTGGGCATCATTGGACCTCTTTCAATGCCCTGCGTGCCCGATTCAAGATATTCATCCCATATGCCAGGTCATCACCGGGAGCGGGAACCGGCTGACCAGCATCGACAACTGCCCACTTTTGATGCAGATCGACCCACTTCGGAGCCGAGCCCCGGCCATGACTCTGGAGCAGCGGTCCCAGGCGCGGGTTGGCATCTGCGATAGCCAGGAGGAATGATGTGTCGTCTTCCCGGTCAGCATAGTGATACAGATGGAGACATTGTACAAACACAGCCTCTTCGATGGTGTCAAATGCTTCGCCCCTGGCACCATCGTTTGTCGCGCCAATTCCGGCAACATTGTTGTATGTTTTGAATCGCTCTGATTGAAATCCTCCGGTTTCTTTGTCGGCCTGGTGCAACGCAATCCAGTTCGAGATTCCGAATAACCGACCACAGCAGCCATACGCCGCAGCTAACGCTGTGGCCTGTTCACTCGGCAGTGATCGTTTTGTTTGCAGCCAGGTTGCTACTGTCTGATCCGGGAGAAATGGCCCACCGATAATGTCGGCACTATCCAGGATGCCCATGTCGTCTTCGTCTGGTTCTTCCTGCCGATCTTCGGTCAGCTCCAAAGCACTCATATGGATAAACCCCTCATTCCACTGCTGGTCAGGTACATAAGCCATATGTACCCACCTCTTTTCCCCTTGGATAGTCTCTCCGGATTCATCGTATTTGATGACATCAACAACAATTATACGCGGATTTTCTGTTGTCCCCGGCTTAATGTTCCGAACAACATCATAGTGACGTGATGGTCCGGTTCGTATCGTTGCTCGAATACCTTGCTTGACAGCATATCGTTGCATGGTCTTGAGTGGAGGATGCTCAACGACTGGCGTTTGTTTTATAAAACCACCGCTAGAGCGGTATTGTTTAACAGCTTCCATGAGTGGTGTGCCGGGGCAATATGCAGTTGTACCAAGTTCAACATGTCCAAGCACCTTTTGGCGTGGAATATTGAATTCTTGACATAACGTATGGATAAGTGTAAGCATGCTTTGTTTCTGTTCGCCGGTCGGTTGCTGATACTGCATTGTTTTCTCATTTAGGCCAATTGGGACATGAATAGCAATCCCCTTCGGGTTTGCTTTGCTATGGCCACAATGCCACAGGCTTGATGTTAATTCTCTGGTTTGCAAGATTTCACCATTAGCGCCGATCACATAGTGATATTGCAGTCCATCAGCCCCGGACGGCACACCTGCCCACCCCTTCTGCATTTGCCAGCCTACGTCTATCCTCAACTGCTCCATCAGTCCCGGCATGGCAAGCCGGTTGGTAGCGACTGGCGGGCCGTTGAAGTGAGCCACGATATAGGAAATATCGGAAAGACGCCGCCATCCGATAGTCCAGCCTGCCCGTGGGAGTTGCGTGATGATATTACGTATTGGAAGGTCTGCGAGCTTACTCATTTATTTTCTCCTTCCAGGATAAGGTTGTTTCGATGGATATATCCCACTCGTTCTGTGTTGTCTTTATGGTTATAGATCTTAATCTGTACCCATCCGGCATGTGGTCGATCCAGTGCATGACCAGAGACAATCACTCCTTCACGCAGTCGGAATAATGGTCTTCCGGCATGTGGCCCGGAATATACCGAGGTGTCGGGTTTTGTTCGGTAGGATGGCATGTCTATGGTGTCGTTTCAGAAGTACCATCAGGCCATATTTTGTACAGAACATCCTCAACTGTCATGCCGCTATTTGCGTCTACAACGGTTTCCATAAATCCATGAACAGCATCTGTTGTTGCTGCTAATGCCGCAGCGCGAGCAGCACTCATGGTTGTCCCGGGTAATGCATGGTCTGGTGTTGCTGCAGCCGCAATATCGTCTGCAATTGCATTCGCATGATACATTCGTCGTGCTTTGGTTACTCGCTCAAGAATGCGTCGTGCGTCTTCAGTAAGTGCTTCGACTTCCTTGCGCCAATGTTCAATTGGTGAAGGCGTTGTTGTTGAACTTGTAACAATTGGATCTGACATAGTCACACTCCTAACGGAATATTATATTTACTCGAAAAATATTGCTCCCACTCCTCGATGACCGAAATAATCGGAAGAGATGACCACAGGACGGCCTCGAGAATATGGAGATGTACCGAATGTACGTCACTTTGTCCGAGCATCCATTGTGATTCAATGCCTGTTTTTCGATGCCCAAATACATAGATATTCAACTGGTCAATTGGATTAACCGGATCTCCAAGTGACTGACCGACTCCATTGCGTCGTTGAATGATCTCTGGAGATGCATGAAATACTCCGGTCTGTCCATTCTCGAAAAGGTAGGCGCGGTCGTCATAAGCTCCTCGATACCGCCCCAAGCATGCACCATATCCCTGCCATGTTGTTGCTGGCGAATACGCCACGGCAATCTGTGCAAAGGCGGGAAAATGTTGATAGGTACGAAGAGCAAAATGATAACCAGTATTTCTTTGACTGAGATATGACGCATGACCGTTCACGCTTGAACACGTAATGGGTCGAATACTCGATACCGGGAACATATGACGCTCATTTCCGGATATGTCATACGCGATTTCAATCGGATCTCCCAGCGTTGCCGGAACACCAAACCGTCTGTCAGAGAACGCATGGTCAGCGTTATACCATGCAAGAACATTGCTTGTATCGACTGGTGTGTTATACCAACGGCGCTCTCGCGTTCTATACGCCGGTCCTGGGCGTTGTGGAAAGGAATAAAATGTCATACGAAGTACCTTTCCATCAGAACCTGTTCGATCCACGTAATGGTGTCCAGATCTAATGTTGATATGAGAACAATCTCATAGATCAGTAAACTGCACACATAACGTTGCCAATCTGATGTTGCACCAATTTCCCATGGATACACAGCCCCTGGATTGTGATGCCCAATCGTGACAACACATGGCCGATCAATATCAAAAATTGCGCAAGTATCCATCCATGCTTCAAATTGATTGGGGGATGAATACCCCCTGCTTCGCAACAGCGGAATTCGTACAGACGCATTAAATTGACCATATTCACCAGGATCGAATATATATGGACGAGGACTAGTGCTACGAATAGTTGTAGCTCGTCCACACACGGCACCGTAATAGGACCACGTATCACTCAGTGAGCGGAACGCAATGACCTGTGCTTGCGCCGAAAATGATTGCGCTGTCTTGACTTGATAGTTATAACTGCGGTGTGTTGATGTAGACAGTACTTCTATCGCAGGAAAACTATAATCGGTCACTGCGTTTAACGATGGGTATGCTGCATTCCCAACACAATCCCGTCCGTTTCCGCTCAAATCCTCAACGACAAGAATAGTATCGCCTGTGCCTGGTCGTGTTGCCTTCGCAGTATCAGACCATACTGCATCCGCCCGATAGTGTGCTAGGACTTCGGGTATACCAGAAATGCCGCGATTGAGTACACGGCGCTGCGAAAAATCATATTTCGGTCCGGGTCGCTTTGGGAAACCATGCCACATGTCAATACTCACCGACAACAAGGTAAATTGTTACTTCCGCAGCAGCAGTAATTGCTGTTTCCATCTTGGCCTTGAAACTATGTCCAGATTCAACATGCCATTGAATATCATATGGTTCTAAGAATGTCAGGCGAGACGGGTCTAAAAAATTAACTGCCTGAATTGGAACATTGGTGACAGCAGCAGGGAATTTCAAAGACAAAACAAGGCCATCTTTTGTCCCATCGTTTTTCATGATTGTAATCCAACGACTTGTTGCATCATTACTGGTTGCCCAGATTGCTTTCACAATACCGCCATTCGCTCCGATTGTATAGATCGACAGTGCGTTTGTTGAGTCACTACTTGTTAGTTTCAACTGCGGTGTTTTGATGGTCTGAGCAAATTTTGCAGCCATCACCAATACCTCTCATACATAAACAGATCAAGCATGGACTCCTGTATATCTGTAAGTCCCGAACTGCTTGAAGATCCAAAAATCATCCCATCTTCAGTGTTAGCGACCGTTAAGACCTTCCCGGCCTGACCACTATAACTTGCCGGAGTATCACTTAGGCCCAGAATTGTTCCTCCAGACGAACCAAACGTAACCCTGGCAACTCCGCTTCCTTGATCAGATACACTCCCATCTGGAAACTCGATTGCAGTCACGTTTCCAATTGATGGTGATGCATCTACTTCACGAACAGTAATGCTCCCTCCGCTGGCAACAGCAACAGCAACATCAACTATCCCACCGCCAAGATTTGTCAGCGAACCGTTCGGGAACTGAAGATTCAGGACATTGGTGAATTGTGTGCCATCTGGTTCGCTAATGTTTATTGAACGAACAGATTCTGGTATCCAGTCTTCATGAATATCGCCATTCCCGTCCCCACGGGGAATAGCATGCGCAGTTGATGTTGTTTTGATATCCTCTTCCGAAACAACGTCTTCATACTCCTGACGACCACTTGCTGTATTAAGTATAATAGCTTTGGGCATTATTTCACCAGTCTGTGTGGTTGAATATTCAGGATAACATGAAATGTACTGTTTCCAGTATCGACAGATGATATCATCCCGATAGACTGATTATATTGACCAGTGGAAATAGCACCAGGAGCCTTCATTGGAATACCAGCAGTAGTCCCAAGAAAAACTTCATGCCAGAGGTCTCCAGCAGTAACACCAGTTGTTCCAATGTCGAATATGACATCTCCGTAAAATTGGACCGTTACCGGCGCACCGGAGGCTGCTCCTGACTCAGAATATGCTGCACATCCTTTATTGGCTGAGTTTGCAACTGCCAGTCCAGCTTTAGCACCGCCTGATTCATCAACATAACATAATGTACGCGCTCCAATCGTCTCGGCTGCGGTATATGTACGTGTTGGAATACTTGCATCTGGCACAAAACCTGGATCAATTTTATTTGATCCATCTGGTTTAATAGCGATAACCCGTCCACCATCATTACCGCCACTTGGCTCGGTAAGCGGCGCAATGATAACTTCTTGTCCAGTTGTAAAATCTTTCCCTAATGGTCGATCAGCCATGGTTTTACCTCACAATCTGATAGGTTTGCGGAATAATCATAGCCTCCGCAATTGTTGTTGAAACGACAGATATAATAATGCCAAGATCCTGAATGATAGTTCCAGGAACATCACTTGGTGGTCCAGTTATCGCATACCCCCCTGTTCCCAGACGAATCGGTTTCATTTGGGACGTGCTGGTTAATCCAGGAATGTAAACCTGGGTATTATTCCCGAATGGAAATATTTCGGCTGTCTGTCCAATGCCATATCCCTGGTTAACAAAACCAACTGCCAGTGTATCGGTCGAGGTCGCATCAGCCGGCTTACACTTTTTTGTTCCATTATTATTATAGATTGTGACAAAGTGACCTGCCAGCAATGATTCCCCAACCTCAACAAAGAAGCTCTTTGTCTGCAAACGAACATCATCAGATCGAACTAACTTCTGTGTATCTGATTCACCACCATCTGCAACAGGCAGCCGCGCAAGCACGAACGTGCCAGTTGTCACCTGACTGGCATCTATCTCCAAACCGCTCGTACCTATGTCAAGATCGCTCAGGTCTGGCTTGTCGGCTATTTCGCTCCACCGCACGTACTGCGTCGGGTTACTCGTCTTAGCGACAAACAACGACCCGACGCCGTGGACAAACTGCGTTTTCGCCGCGTGTGCCGCAATGTCTGCGCTGATGGCGCTGTCCATCTCCGCTGCGATTGACGATGCCGCCGACACGACCCGTTTATCTGCACTCGTTTTCAGCGCGTCTACAAGCCGACGTAATGCGATGTCTGTTGACACTACGACACCTCCCGCAGTGCAATCGCACCAATCGCCGTCAGCGTGGCCGGCACGTCAAGACTGGCCCACTGCGCCCCGTCGAATGTCGTCACCCGACTCGCCGTGTGCGCTGCCACGCCCCGATAGCGGCTGCCAGACACGATGCGCACGTAGGTGTCATCGCCGCCAGCGGCGTATTGCGTTGATGCCGCACCGGTGATGTTCAGGATTTCCACAATCCCCGTCACCCCGCCACACGCGAACACACGCCCAGGCGACGCTGGCCCACACCACGCCACCGATGATCCGGCGCTGATCACGCCGACCGGCAGTGCGGCATTGTAATTCGCCGTGTAGCCGACGTTCGTACCCCACGTTGCCAGGTATGCCCGCCCGCTAAGACCGTACCGACTGCGCGGCACATACGCTGATTCTCCGGCGTCCGTCACTGTCTGTGTTGACGTGCTGGCAAGGCAGACCTGCGTTGCCAGGCCAGGGTTGAATGCCGGAAATTCAGTACGCGCTGTTGTGGCGTAGCCGACCAGTTCATCACCGTAGCCAGGGAGCAGGAGTGTTGCGAGAATGAAATCAGATGACACCGGCGCGGGATTTTTGATATGGCTGCCGTAGGTCGTTTGATACGAATTATTCGGCCCTGTCCCAAACGCAACGTAGGCCTGGTCGCTCCGGCCTCTGCCGTAGACAGCGGTATAGCCAACACTGAGACACCATGTAGATCCGTCTCCGTTCCACGAGGCGGCACGGACACTGCGCCCTTGCAGACCGCTAGACGGATCGGGACAGTAGATCTGTGTCCAGTCTGCCCCGGCCGTGCCCGTCCAGTATGCCGCATTTGCTGACCAGATAATCCATTCGTTCGGGTTTGTCGGACGAATGACAAGGCCACTCCACGCCGCCCCAGCGACCG